CTGACACTCAATGAGTTTAAGAAGAATGCAAACATGGATACTGACTTAGAGTTAGCTAACATGTTTATTGAAAGTAAACGTAAAGCTGCTAAAAGTTCTCCTGACCCTACTGTATATCAAACAGAGATTATCAATGGTCCTATGGTCCCTTCAGAAGCTTTCTTAGTTTTAGAAGGAGCATTCTTCCCTACCCTACAATTAAAGGAACAACTTGCAGAAGTTGAAGGAGGTAAGTACCGTAAATATATGGAGGCTTCGTTTAAAGGCCATCTATCTTTTGGAGAAAAAGGAGAGTTAGATTTTATCACGCAGCAAGATGCTCGTCCTATTAGAAAGTTCCCTTTAAGTAAGAATGATGATAAACTAGGCTGTATAGAAATCTGGATTAAACCACAAAAGAATCCTGAAGGAGTTATTCCTAGAGGAACTTACATTGCAGGAATTGACGTTGTTGACAAAGCTAAGTCAACGACTGACTCACTTCCGTCAATAGTAGTGATGAACAGATTTACAAGACAGATAGTAGCAGAGTACACTGGTCGTACAGATAATCCACAAGATTTCTATGAGATTTGTCGTAAACTTTTGCTTTACTACAATGCTTTAGGAATGTATGAAAAAAACCTTACAGGACTTTACACGTATTTTGACCAGAAAAAATGTACGTATCTTTTAGCAGAAACTCCTTATCAGTTACGTTCTGCAGATACTTACAAAGCGGGAACAAATACTTCAAAAGGTATTAATGCCTCTGGAACTATAAATGCTGAGGCAAGAAACTTTATCAAGTCTTGGTTACAAGAAAGTCTTTCTAAAAATTCAGAAACCAGAGTGTATGAAACCCTGTATTCCCCAGCATTACTAATGGAACTTATTATGTGGAATCCTGACGGCAACTTTGACCGTGTTTCCTCATTAGGTATGTTGATGTGGTTAGATGCTACTATGTATAAAGAACAATCAGAAAGAAAAGAAGAAGTGAAGACATTTTTAGAAGACCCTTATTTCCAGAGAATGGGTGTGTTACGTAAAGCTCCTATAATGTCAGAGTTTAAATAATTATTATTAGATTTGTATTTTAAATAAAATTTGCTATGAACTCTCCTATAAAGATGCAAGGTTATGTGAGTTTCCCAAGACAGAAACTCTCAGACAAAGAAAAAGATGATAGATGGTTTAAGAAGAATATAGACTTCGCTGAACACTTATTGACTTCAGATGTAAACTTACGTTCTAATTTTAAGAACAAGAAAGCTAACTATAATTTACGTGCTAATATTATTAACGTAAAAGATTTTGAAAAATTCATCAATCCTGATAACCTAGATTTAGAATCACTTCCTGCAAGTTTTCAACACGTAGGTATTGAGAATTCTAAAATCAATCTTTTACTTGGGGAGTATTCAAAAAGACGAAAAGAATTCAAAGCATATATCTCTTCAAATGATTCTGAAGGAATTTCAAGAAAAGAGGAAGCATTAATGGAACAAATTAAAGCAGAACTTTCTGACATGATTAAGAAAGATTCTATTACAGAAGAAGAAGTTCAAAAAAGATTACAACAATTACAACATTATCAAACATATGAGTTTCAAGATTTAGCAGAAATTACTGCTAATAAAATCTTAAAGAAAGAATACAAAGAGGGAGACTTTGACTTTTTATTTTTAAGAACATTTGAAGACTTGTTAGTTGGAGGTGAGCAGATTATGTACGCAGGAGTTTTAGGAGGGAATCCTGTGTTACGTAGAGTAAACCCAATGAATCTTTATACACTAGGAGGAAACTCAATGTATATTGAAGATGCAGATATTATTGTAGAATACGGCTACAAATCTATTGGCCAAGTAATAGATGATTACTGGGACCAATTACGTCCTGAAGATGTAGATTTCCTAGAAAGAGGAAAAACAGATGCATCAGCAGGCGGTGGAGGTATCGGATTAAACAGAGATATTTCTATTTATGATTACTATGGTGAGCAAGGAGCTCTTTCGATTTTCCACCCTAATGAAATGGGAACTAGAACATTTGCAGGTGCTTTTGATACTTACGGAAATGTACGTGTATTAAAGGTATGTTGGAGATCTAGAAGAAAGATTGGAAAACTTAAATACTATGATGAGGACGGTCAAGAACAATATGATTACGTTCCTGAAGATTACCAAGTAAACAAAGTACTTGGAGAAGAAGTAGAGTGGATATGGGTAAATGAGTGGATGGAAGGTACTAAAATTGCTGACCATATTTACACATTAATGCGTCCTGTACCATATGCTTCTAAATCTATTGTAAATAAATCTAAAGGAGTTCCTCCGTACATCGGTTCTGTAAACTCTACTAATGACTATAAGGTACAATCCCTTATGGACGTTATGAAACCACTTACATATTCTTATGACATTGCTTACTACAAACGTGAGTTAGAAATCGCTACATACAAAGGAGCGTTTACTGCTATCAACTCTTCTATGGTTCCTTCAGGTTGGGACCCTAAAGAATGGATGCGTTATGTAACAATTAATAAGTTTGCTTGGTTAGACCCTACAAACGAAATCCTAAAAGGACCTTCTCAAGGTAAATCTGCAGGAGCATTTAATACACTTACTGCTACAAATGTACAGTTAGGAGATTCTAATGCTATTGGAATGTACACTAACTTACTTTTAGATATTGAAAATACGCTAGGTAAGATAGCAGGAGTTTCTGGAGCTCGTGAGGGACAAATTCAAAATAGAGAAGCTGTAAATAACGTAGAGAGAGAAGTTGCACAAACTTCACACATTACAGAAAAATGGTTTGCTATTGATAACAACTTCCGTAAACGTGTTCTTACGAAATTCTTAGAGTGTTGTAAGTATGCATACAAAGCAAATCCGAAAAAAGGACAATTCCTTTTAGACGATATGGGACAACAGATTGTAAATAACTTTGATGAGTTTGTAGCTTCTGAATATGACATCCACATGTCTAATTCTAACAATGATACACAACTTTACCAAGATTTACGTACATTATCTCAAGCTGCTATTCAAAATGGTCAAGCTAAAATCTCTGACTTAATTGCTATTAGTCAATCAGAATCTGTACAAGAAATTGCTAGAAGATTAGAAGACTCTGCTCGTAAGATTAAAGAAGAGAATGATGCTATGCAACAACAACAAATGCAACAGCAACAACAACAGTCTGAAATGTTAATGCAACAAAAACAAGCAGACAACCAGATAGCTATGAAGAAACACGAAGACGAAATGGCTATTAAACGTGAAGAAATTGCTGCTAAGTTACAAATTGCAGAAATGGGCCATGTTGCTAATGCTATTAATAAAGTAGATGAGGACTCTGATAACAACGGTGTAGATGATGAATTAGATATTAGACGCACAGAAGTTGACGAGAACTATAAAAACGAACAAGTACGAATAGCTGACGCAAAGTTAGCTGAAACCAGGAGAGCAAATTTAGCTAAAGAAGAGATTGCCCGTAAAAAGGCAACTGCTTCTCCAGCAAAACCTGCTCGATAAAGCTATACGTCTATAGTGTTTTTAGTAAAAAATATATAGATAGTTTATTAAAATAATTTTAATATTGTAATTAATTAAGACAGCAAAATATGGATAATGAATTGTTTGACGGGATTCAGATAATGAGCCCTCAAGAATTAGAACAGTCATTAAGTAAAACACCAGAAGACTCTTCTGACGATACTACTAATGACACACCTGCAGCCACAGGTACTGAAGAGTTTACATTAGAACCAGTAGTAAGCCAAAGAGGAGAAGGAGCTACTGAGAATAAAGTAATCACTGAGGATACTCCTCCAGCTAACGAGCAAAAAGGAGAGGCAGTTTATAAAGCCTTAATGAAAGAACTCGTAAATGAGGGAATTCTAACAGTAGCAGAGGTAGAGAAGTTAGACGAACTTCCAGGAAATTTTGATACTATCAAAAAATTACTGACTGAAACTATTGACGGTAAAATGTCAGAAAAAGAAGCAAGTTGGAAAAGCAGCTTTACAGGTGCTAAAAAACGTTTCTTAGAAATAGAAGATGCCTTCACAGATGCTGACCAAGCAATTGTAATGGCACAAAGATTAGAGTTCTTTGATAATTTATCTGAAGATGCAATTAAACAAGATGTTAACTTGCAGAAACAATTGTACTACGAGCAACTAAAAGCTAAAAACTTTTCAGATGCTGATGCTAGAGAAGCTATTGAAGATGCTGAAGCAATTGACAAACTTTCAGAAAAAGCTTTAAAAGCTCTTCCTGAATTACGTCAAAGTTCTGCACAAATAGTAGAACATGCGAGAGCAACTAAAGAAGAACAAACACAAGCACAAAAAGACGCTCAAGAAAAAGCGTTTCAAAACTTGTTAGAAGCAGTAGAAAAGAAAGATCAATTTGTTGATGGGTTATCTCTTAACAAAGTATCTAAAGATAAACTAAAGAACAACATTATAAAACCTGTTTACACTGACCCTAAAACTGGTCAAGAGTATAATAGTCTGATGTACAAACAGATGAAAAACCCAGCAGAGTTTGAAATGTTGATTAACTACTATGATACTTTAGGGTTATTTGATATTACGGATAAAGGAACTTTTAAACCTAATATTAGTAAACTTAAAGCAGTAGCTAAAACATCTGCTATTACAGAGCTAGACAAAGTAATAGCAAACGAAGAAGAAAGAGGAGTAGGTAGAAATACTTCTGTGGAGACTTCACAAAAAACAAAAAGTGCACTAGACTTACTCGAAAGAGCGTTTAGTAAAAGATAGAATTCGTTTAACAATTAATAAAAAAAACAATGGCTCAATTACTTCCATTACAAAAGTATGAAGCGATGGACTACAACGGGTTAGTTACAGACAACCACTTCCATTCTTTGTATCAACAAAAGCCTCAGTTAATTAGCAATGTAATCAAACAAATTTACAAAACTAATTTACAAGGTAAACTACGTGAATTCGTAGACAGATTTCCAGTTAAAGAAGTAGAACAAGAAAACGGTTTCTACAATTGGATGCTTCAAGGTCAACATGACAAAAATTTACCATTGGTAGATGCTGAAACAATTGACGGACGTACTATTTCTGCAGGTACATTCCCTGCAAACATTGGTGCTAACGGTGAGCGTTTTTACTTAATCTTTGACGAACCATTATTTGAAGAAACTAACGTATTACGTGGAGAAGTTGATGACTACCACTTGTTAGTTAAAAAAGCAATGGACGCAGGTTCTCGTTACAAATTTGAAGTTGAATTAGTTACAGATAACGGTACTAAATCAGTTCCTTCTGAGGAATTGGCTATCGGATCTCGTTGGTCTAAATTCTACTCATTGTCTCCTTCAACACTTTCTTACCAAGGTGCTAAACCTTATTTCACTTCTCCTTGGAGAATGGAAAACCGTCCAGCAACTTTACGTATGGAGTATGAAGTAGCAGGTAACACTATCAACAAAGGTAAAAACGAACCATTAGAGTTTGGATTTAATTACAAAGGACAACAAGAGTCTATTTGGATTAACTACCAAGATTTAGTTGCTCACCATCAATGTGAAGAGATGTTTGCTCGTATGTTGATGTACGGTAAGAAAAACTGGACAGCTGACCACAAATACTTGAACAAAGATGACAAGACTAAATATGCTATCGAGTCTGGTTCAGGTTTCTTTGAGCAAATTGCTCCGTCAAATGTTCACTATTACAATACTTATAACTTAGACTGGCACTTGGAATTGTTGTTAGATATGGGTGTAGGTAAAATCGAGCGTGGTAAACGTGTTATCCACTTGTTAACAGGTGAGTTCGGTGCTATCGAAATCTCTAAACAAATTCAAGCTAAATCTGGTGCAGGTAAATTCACTGTGATTTCTGATAAATTCTT